ACCGCGCTCGTCCAGAAGAACGGCACGAACTTGTTGCTGGCGCTGGTGAAAATCCACGTCCCGCTGATCGTCTGATTCGAGGTCGGCGTGATGAGGTTGTTGATCGTCGCCTGCGGCAGTGTGGCCGTCGTCCACACCTCGCTCCCGCACATGTAGAGCGTGCCAGCATTGTTGCCGCTCGGGATGAACTCCAGCGCAGAGCCGTTGTAGGTGCCTGAGAAGATCAGCGACCACTTGCTCGAATTGTCCGCCGCGATGCGCCAAAGCGTGACGTTGCCCGTCGTGCGCGGGATCGAGTAGCCGGCCGCACACTGGGGCGCCTGCGTGAAGGTGTTGATGCCGGCAAACGTCTGATCGGCCGAGAGGCGGGCAAAGTCGGCCGTCGATCCACCGACGACGAGCGAGGAGAGGTCCACCGTGACATCGGTCGTGGAGGGCCGCACCAGCGTCAGGATGTTGGTAACGGGATCAAGCGTCGCCGTCGTGACGGTCTGTCCGACGATCGCCATGTCGGTATTCTCGACGCCGAGGCCGCCACCGGTGATCTTGTGGTTGTTCCACGGCATGTTTGCCGTAGGACCGCCGACGCCATCGTTGCGAAGACAGAGCGAGAAGCCGTCCGCAATGTCCTGATCGTGCGTATCATGGTGCGCGGCCGTGATCTTGGTGCCAGCATCCCGATCGTCGGTCCAGACGAGGGCACCGGTAAACACACCGTTGTCACGGGTGAAGGTATAGGGACCAGTCCAGGCCATTAGACGATGCCTCCGGGCTTGTAGACGAACTCGGTGGAGTACCAGTTGGGGTTCTGGACCTTGGAGCAATAACGCACGTTGAGCGCGACCGCGAAGGCCGAGACGGCCGTCACGGGACGAAGCGTCGGGTTGGCCGTGGTCGTGAGCGGATCGGTATCATCCCCGGCCCAGTACACGTCATCCCAGTCCGACACATCCCACATGCCCTGCGCCTGTTCGACTGCTACGGGAACAGGCGGTAGCGGCTTCTGTTTGTAATCGGTGAAGGCGTTGATGCTGAGCGCGTTGCGATCGAAGACGGTCGTCACCACACGAGCGCCGGTCAGCTGGCTCTTGAGCCCGGGTTCCCCGAACTTCTGATAGGCCGTCGTCCCATAGTAGGTGATGGGCGTGTTGTCGTCGGCGTAGGCGTTCTGGATCGGATCGTTGTTGTTGGTATCGGCGAAGACGAGCGCGCCGTCTCCGGTCGTGAAATACAGGCGCTTGTTGAAGAGCGCAAAGCTCCGCGCGTTCCAGCCGGTGTACTTGGTCCATGCCCCGGTATTGGTGTTCTTGACGAACTGCATCGATTGTGTGGCCGAGAGCGGGATGTTGACGAGGAAGAGATTGGCGGCGGTGTAGAAAATGAACTGCCAGCCCGCCTGATTACCGAACGAGGCCGTAGCCATGTTCGCGGCACGGATGATGCGGCCCCCGAAGGCTTGCGGCGGCGGCAGGTTCTGCATCGCCTCATCGAGACCCATGAACCCGACTTGCGTCCCGACGATCTCGGTCGAGTTGAACTTGGTATGCGCCCGAATGTTGATGGGGCGCCCGATCATCCAGCGGCCGATCATGGACCATGCTTGTGCGTTGCTCGGGTCGTCGCCCTGATAGACGATGGTTTCTCCGGTCGAGAAAATGATCGCGAGGAGATCGTCCACGCCGTCGTTGGAATCGCGCGTCCAGCTGACGATCATCGAGATCACGCCGCCGTGCTGCGTGAACGTCGCCAGCGGGAACTCCACGAGATCGCCTTGGAATGAACCGGCAGCGGCATACCAGAAGCTTGCGCTGCTATTCTCCCAGTAGATCGCCCGCCCCTTGAACGGCACCACGCCGACGAGGTTCGTGGGCGTCGGACCGGAGGTGATCGTGATGTCGGTCAGCGTCGTCCCGTTGTAGACCTGCGGCGTGTCATGGCCGTTGCAGAGGACGAGGTTGTTGTCGAACGCGGCATACTGCCAATAGTCGTTCGTGAACCCGGTCTTGATGCTGGTCGCACTGGAAAGGTTGGAGACGTTGTAGATCGTCGCGCCACACGCAGCAATGAGACGCGTTGCACTGTCGCCCTCGTAGGCAATCAGCGTATTTGCGGAAGCTCCAGCCCCACCGATGTCGGCGATCTTGGTGAGGCTCCCGCCGCGCCCCGTGACAACGCCGTTCCCCGGCACCCAGTTGATGAGTTCCACCGCGTCTGTGGGTTCCATGGACGACAAGGCATCGCGGGCATTCCACCCGCCGACCGGCGCTGGGATTTCAACCGCAGGCATCAGTTCTGCACCCAGAGGTTGGTGTACGGCTCGGCCGGATACGGCCATGCGTTCGGCGGGTAGAGCGTCGTCGCACCGCCATCACGCGCACGGAAAATGTTCTGGTAGTCGTTGCGGTCCTGATAGCTCGATTGCCAGTCGCCCAACGACTTCACCTTCTGGTAGCGCCAGATCACCTCGTTGATGAACAAGGTGTCATCGCAATCCCATGTGTCGTTATCGGTGGTGAACGTCTCGCTGGTGACGCTCGCGGACGGCGATGGACGGCCCGATACAACCGTGATCGGGTTCTTCGAGATATATTCGAAATTGATGTTCTGCGTGGCGTCGGGGCTGAAGACGTAGAGCCGGTCTTTCAGCTCACGCAACCGAACACGAAGACTTTGCGGTCCCGCACGCGAGATGAGGTAGGCCCATGTCGGTGCAGGGGTCGGCAACTGGGCGGGATCAATGCGCCCGTCCTGGTAGATCGTGTCGAAGGTGTAGGCATAGAAGTCGCTCGGGAGCGGCACCCACGAGATGCGTCCGCTCGGGTCCATCGAGAGATCGACCGTCGCTGTATCGAGCGCGATCACGCTCTGCCGCACGAGCTTTTGGAGATTCAGGTCACGCAGAATCTTCGCGGACTTCTGCGCGATGGAGACAAGCGTGCGGACGTTCGCATCGGTCGAGCCGATGTAGCTCGCCGCGCGATCGAAACCGATCTCATCGTTGACGATATCAAGAAGGGTTTTCAGCGACGATGCCATCGGCCTTCACCTTGGGCTTGTTCTTCGAACCTGGCTTCCTTCCACCACGCTTCGGCGCTTCGCCGGGCGAGAGGAGCGCGAGCCAGCGCGTGGCCATTGCCTGCAGACCCTTCAGCTCCGGCTGCACATCGGCGGCGACAAGGGCCTCGATCGTGTAAATCTCGGCGTCATCGCAATAGCGGAAATGCACCGCCGAGAAACCGGGGAGATGCGTTACCGAATGCTGCGGATTGGCGCGCTGCTGCTCGAACGCGGCCCACTCCTGCGGGTAGTCCTTGCGATCCTGTGCCGAGGCGATGTGGGAGGCCGAATCGGTCGCCCCATCGGCCCAGAGCTTGATGTAGGGCGCTTCCTTGTAGACCGTGTGTCCGGCCTTGTCGGTCGCCTCGCGATCGATCGTCGCGTGCATGTAGAACTGCGCGTGCGTGATGCCGCCGCTGCCGCCGACAAGGGCCGCGCCGTTGGTGCCATCGCGCGAGCCAGCCCGCTGCAGTGCGGCCTGAATGGTCTGATCTGAAAACATGGTGCCTCCGTTCGGGAAAAGAGGGGCGCCGTCCCGAACGAATCGGCGCCCCGGAAGCCTGACGGGGATCAGGTGTCGAACATCACGCCATTGAGGAACCGCGCGTTGCAGGTGAAGTTGCCGGCGAAGAGGCAGGGGATCACCTCGTAGTCGGCGTTCTGGATCACGCGCGTGTCACCGATGTTGAAGCGGCGATTCGGCGCGCACTTCAGCTTGATGGTGTCGCTGTTGACGAAGTAGCCGTGGCTCGTGACGCAGTTCGCGTCATAGACCACATCCGCACCGGCGAACTTGACGGTTTGGAAGCCAAGCTCCGCCATCTCGGGATCGGTGAACCGCTGCAACGGCTGGAGCGAGCCCCAGAAGAACGAATAGAAGTTCTTGTCGAAGAGGATCAGGTCCACGATGTCCGAGCCGCGCGTCGTGTCGAGGTAGAGGCCATTCATGATGCCCTGAATGGTCGTCGCGCTCGTGGTCACGTCGCCGGTCGTCTTGTTGCGCCAGAACGAGAACGTGGACTGGTTGATGCCACCCACGGTCGTGCTGGTCGTCGGGTCGTCGGCGATCAGGAGCTTCAAGCCGCCCAGCTCCTTGCCGCCCGAGGCCGTGCCGTCCGAGAAGATGGACGTTGCGACGGCGTTCTTCATGAGCGCCTGGAGCTGCGCCATGCGGGCTTCCACGTAGTCGTACCGCTTCGCCTCGCCGGAGTTGTAGATTTTCTCGATGCCCGAGATCGAGATGAAGCCTGCCAGCTGCTTCCACTGATACTCAGCCGCATCGAGGACTTCCGAGGTCGTCGGCGGGGTGAAGCTGTCGTAACCCGTGTACCACTTGTAGCTCTGGTTCGGGTTCGTCGGGTAGATCAATGCCTCATCGATCGTGCGTCCGCCATCGACGGTCACGATACGGCCCTTTTTCATGAGCCGGTTCAGCATTGCGTTGTTGGTGGTGACGTTGTCGAAGAACGTCGGAGACCAAGCGCGCGCCGAAGCGACGACGAACTCGGTCAGGTCTGCAGCTGCCATGATTGAAAGCTCCTATTACCAAGACGAAGGGATGGTTTCCCCCTTGGCCTTGGCCGTCGCTCGAATCGCATCGCGAATCGAGTTCGGGGGAGGCGCTTTTCTCCCCTTCCCGGCCGAGCCTTGGAGGTTGTTGCTGGCTTGTCTGGCTTGCTGGGAGTTTTCCGTGGTCGTGGCAGCCTTCCGAAGGGCCTCCTCCTGCGCCGCCTTGGCCTTTGCCTGAATCGCCGGCAGGTGACGTGCCGTGGCCCAATCGTAGGCGGCGGCAAGATCACGCGGCACCATCCCGCTATTCATCGCGGTCAGCATCAGGGTGAAGACTTCAGGATCACGCAGGTAGGGGTGCTTCGGCTGGCCGTTGTCGTCAACGGCATTCTCGAAAGCCTGGATGTGTTGCAAAACGTACTGCTGTTGCTGTTGCACTTGCTGCTGTTGCTGGTAGGAGAGCGTCTGTTCGAGGCCCTGTAACCGCTGCAACAGCGGATTCACCATCTGCGTGACGGTCGGATCGACATACGGGGCGGATTGCACCGCTGCGTTGAGGTCGGCGCCGGTCGCCTGCGCGATGGACTGAATGAACTTGCCCGCGTCGCGGGGCTTGTAGATGCTGGCCAGCCACGCCAGCGTCGAATCGGGGTCGGAGGCAAGGGCCTGCGCCACCGCCATCTGCTGGGCAAGCCCCTGCTGGAGGCTCATGCCCTGCATGGTGTACTGCTGGTTCGCCTGCCGCAGGAGATCGTTGATCGGCTCGTACTGCTGGCGGAACTGGCGAAGCTGGCCCACCTCGTTCGCTTGCTTGCCCCAGTCGGTGTAGAGCTTGTTCAGCTCGTTGCCGACATGTTTCCAGTTCTCGCCGTTGTTGGGATCGGTCGCGAAAGCGCGTAGCGCCTTGGCCGAATCCTTGCCCCACCGCTTGGCCCATGCCGGCGCCTCGTTCCAGTCGGCGAGGGGATCGTCGTCGCTGAGGTTAGGCGCGGCATCGGGCGCCGGAGCCGCCGTTTCCTTGACGGGCTTTGTTTCACGTGGAACACGCTCGGACTTTTCCGCTTTACCGGATTCGCCGGCGCCACCGACCTTTTCGGTCAGCTCGGCGTCGGTCCTTGCGATGACTTCGCGCATCGTGGGGGCCGTATCGCTCATGGGTTAAACGTGCTCCATCTGGGGGATGAGTTGGTGCAGCTCTTTCTCGCTCATGGGCCGGTCGCTGCCGGTCGTGAGGTCTTTCTTGAGCTGCCGGATGAGGTCCATGTCCTTGGCCTTCTCTTTTTCGGCCTTGGCAAAGCCCTGTTCCGGCTTGAAGTCGTTGGCATCCACCACGTTCCGCTCGCGCATGATGTTTTGGCGCTGGCGGTGGCTCGTCACTTCTCGGCGAGTCATCGGGCAGATATAGTGGACATCGGTTGCAACGTGGAACATCGGCGGCGTGAGCTTGATGCCCATCTGGCCGTGTGTTGCGTTTCTACCACAAACCGGCGCATGCGTGTGCCGATCAGCGATCTTGTTGACCGCTTCCATCTCAAATCCGCAACTGCACTGGTAGGCGTAGAGCATGAAACGTCATCCCCTCGAATTGCCGGACGAACTGCTGTGGTCACCGTGGAAGCGCATCGGCTTCTTCCTCGGTGCATGGTTTCTCTTGTTCCTGCCCGGCATCCTGGTCACGCTGCTCATTGCCCTGCTCCTAACTGTGAGCCGAGTGTCTGGGCTGCATCTGTGAGGTCAGGGTCGTTCTTCTTGGCGCCGAGCGCGCCCAAGTAGCCGATCTGCCCCGGCAACACACCGACCGGCACCGTCGCATTCCGAGCGAGCCAGCGCACGAAGTCAGCGTTGGTCATGAGACGCGCGGCGAGGTTCGTGGAACCCAAGCCGGCAAGGATCAGTGGCGCAGTCGCTGGATGCACGATCGCCCCGCCCACCGCAGAGCCAAGCCCAACGAGAGCAGCCGCCGGGGTCGTGCCTGAGCTGTTCTGGAAGACCTTGGAGCCTTCCTTGAGGTTGTTCGTGACAGCGGCGATCTTGTCGAGGTTGTTCCTGATCTCGGAGTCGTTCTTGAACAGCACCTCCTTCGCCTGGGGCGAGAGCGTGTTCCAGTTGGTCAGGAACGATTGCGTCGAGAACACGTCGCCCGTGTCGTTCTGCATGCCGGGCTTGGCCATGCCCATGCGACGCACCACGGCGCTGGTCACGATGTCCTGCTGCTCGGGCTTCAGCGCGCTCATGACGCTATTCAGCGTTGTCGCGCCATCCCGCGTGCCGGAGAGAGCCGCGTTGAACACCTTTTCTGGACCGCCCGCCTTGCCGATGACGGTTTCAACCGCATCGATGTGATCGATCCCGGCGCGGTAGGCTTTCTCAGCGATGTTGTTCGCAGCGAACGCCTCCGGCGAGACGTTCTTGAGCCCGTTCCGCATATCCTCGGAGAGCGAGCCATAGAGCTGCTTCAGCTGCGCGCGCGGCACATCGGAGACGAGGCCAGCATCCGCAATCATGTCGCCGACCTTGGTACGGAGCGCCTTGATCGCCTGATAGGGCATCGTGCCGCCCTGCCCGAGCTGCGGTTTGCCATCGGGCCCGAACGTCACCGATCCCGGCGGGAGGGCCTGATCACCGAGCCCAGCCAACTGGCTGTTCTGCGTATCACTGCCGATGGCTTTGGCGATCTGTTCGAGCTTCTGATTGGCGAGCACGCCACTCGTCGCCTCGGCGCCCTTGATCGGCGTCGTGAGCTTGGAGAGCAGGTTTTGCGTTGCGGGTAGCGGCACGGCCGTATCGCCCGGCATGTGCTGATCCACGGCGTCATACAGCGCCTTGGTCTGCTGCTTGAATCGATCGACAAAGCCGCCCTCTCCCGAGATGCCCTTGATGATGGCGGCGCCCGCCTCGGTCGGGTCGGTGTTCGGTGCCAATGAATCCGCGTAGCCGGCCATCTTCTGGCCAATCTGCTCACCCTGCGCCTGTGCCTTCTTGGCCATGATCCCGGCCGAGCCAGGCATCTTGGAAAGGAACGACTCTAGAAGCCGCGCAGCACCCGATTCCGTCGCCTGTCCGACGGTCGGCGTTGAGCCAGCCGCCTCGAAGTTGGCGAGGTTGTCGAGGATGCGCTGTTGTCCGGTCTCGCCACCGCGCAATGCCATCTTGGATAGGCCCGTCAAGCCAGCAGGCGCGCCAGCAGCGAGACTACCGAGCAATCCGCCTAGTGGACCGCCCTTCTCCTCGCCGACGCCGCCAAGGATCGCAGACGCAGCCTGCGTGCTGGGTTGTGCGGCAAGCTCAGCAGCGCCCGCAGCGCCTCCGAGCCCGGCAGTCAATCCGGTACCTACCAGCGCCCGAGACGCCGCCCCGACCGTGTTCTCAAGGCTGCCCTGAGGCTTCGGAAGACCCAGCGTGTCAGCAAGACGCGAGGCAGCCTGTCCGGTTTTCTCATAACCCGGTAGAAACTGTCCCAGCGGATCGCTGACCACGCCAGCGAGATTGCCAGCGCCCTCCAGTGCATAACGCCCCGTAAGTCCGAGTTGGCGGCCGAACTGCTCCAGAAATCCAGGCGGCTGTTCGGACGGATGATCCAGCTGAAAACCGGGCGGCGGAGGCGGAATCCCACCGCCTTGCGGCGCCGCGTCAAGCTGGAATCCGGCCGGCAGCGGAGGGATGTCGCTCAAAGCGGCACCCATTGCCCATTGACGAGCCCGATCTTCTGGCCGTTTGGACCCGTGGCCGTCATGGTTGGTGCAGCTTGTGCCGCTGGCGCAGAATCACCGCCGATCCCGTACGCCTCGCCGAGCGGCCCCAATTCCACGCCTTTCTTGGCGAGCTTCTGCAGGGCCGTCGTCGCGTGCGGATCGCTGAAGTTCGGCGCAGCCTGTCCGAAGGCATCCTTGTACTGTTCGCTGAGCGATTGCGCCTTGGAGCCCAAAAGCTTCATCGCCTGTCCGATCGCGCCCTTCAACTGCTCGGGCGAGTTCGCGGCATTGAGGTTGTCGCGCATTTCCTGGATGTCTTTCTCACTGCCGCCAGCGCCCCGGAATGCCTTGGTCATCTCGCCGGCCAAGGCATCGCGGGTCAGGTTGAAGTTCTTCACCTTGTCCGAGCCCATCGCGTTGGCGCCTGCGTTGAGCATGGAATTGAGCATCGGGATCGAGGTATTGCCGAGCGCATCGCCCGCATCAAGCAATTCGCCGGCATGACCGATCGCTGTATTCATCGCGTTGAGACTCTGGCCTTCCTTGCCGGAGGTAAAGGCATTGCGCGCCTTGCTCCGCGTCGGATAGGCCGTCGCGTCGTAGTCGGGATATGCCTGATTCACGGCCTGCATCAGCGCCGCGCCCATTGGCGAGCGCATGGCCATCGAGGTGAGGGGAGCCTGACGATATTCGCCGATGGCCTTCACCTGCGCCGCGATCGGCGGACTCAGCGACTTCAGGAAATCCTCGCCCTGCGGACCACCGACCACGCCGCCCTGCCCACCACCGCCCGTCATACCGCTGAATGCCATGGCCTGCATGCCGCCCTCGCCGATCAGCGAGGACAGCATGGCCGTTTTCTGCTGGCTGTCCGGCATGCCCATCACGCGCTGAATCTGTGCGAGCTTGGCTGATTCACCGGCGCCAGCAACCGATGCCTGCGCGCGTGCGGCAGCCTGCGCTTCGGCGGTCTTGATACCGATCTGCTGCTGCGCGGCGGCCTCGCTCGGCGTATAGGCACCCGTGCTTGGATCGAACGCACCCGATGCCTGAAACTGGAGCGGCGCGAACTCGCGCTCGGCTTTTTTGCCTTCGCGAGTCTTATAGATTTCCTCTTGGAGCTTGCGATACTCGTCCTGCAAGTCCTGCTGGCGCTTGGCCTGCGAGGCTTGGTTCTCAATGGCGAACTGCTGCTTCAGGAGATCGGTCAGCTTCTCGTTCTGCCCACGCTGTGCAAGGGCTCCCATGAGCTTGGCCAGGATCGTCCCACCCAAGCCGACCTTGCCGGAGTCCGGCTGGTACTGCGCGCCCATGAGCTGCTGGGCGAGGGCCTGACGCTGCTGCCACTGCAGCATGTCGGCTTGGTTCTGGGCGATCTGATCGGGCGGGATGAACGGCAGCATCTGCTGCATGCCCGTGCCGTTGACGGCCGGGAGCGGCTGCGGCATGAACATGTCAGCCA